CACATCACATAGACTCTTGGAGTGAACACCCAGAAAAAAGAGAAGACTCTGACAATCTGGTCACCCTTTGCAAAGACTGTCACTACAGGACGCACAACTACAATTGGTTCGCTGAGCCAGACTACGGTCTTAACATACTTCTTCGCGGGTATGTCGGTATTATGAAGGAGAAGATAAATGAACCTTTATGATTCAGTTCGACAATCTATTTATAATTCTTCTAAAAACCTACTACCTAACAACGAATTGATATACTCTCACCAGAGTGGTCATGAGCCAAGAGGTTCTTACTGTTCTATTAACATCATCCGAACAAATAAAATCGGCATGGAGTATGATAGTACCTATGCCTCCGCAACTGATATAACCTCTGTAAGTGTCTATGAAGTAACTACGAGGTTTATGTTCGTCGGGGATTATGCTGGGAACTTAGCCTACGAGTTTGAAACTGTAGCTGATAACCCGGCATCTAGATTCTATTTTGGTACAGAAAATCTCGCTATTATGAGGAAGGGTGAGATCAGGAGAGTACCTGAAAAAAGGGATACAGCTTGGATAGATAACTTTGTCCTTGATGTGATTTTTTCATACGCTGTAGAAACTACGCAACCGATTGATATAATCGAAGAAGTTTCTTGGACACCCACTATAAATTAATAACCTTAGCTAAGGAGTTAAACAATGACTGTCCTAACAGACATTATTGATATTCAAATCTCTAGGGAAACAACTGCTGTATCTAGAGCGGCATTTAATATCCCTATGTTTCTTGCAACACACAGTAACTTTACTGACAGAGCAAGATCATACAGCAGTATAGCACAAGTATCTAATGACTTTTCATCAGATAGTAACGTTTATATTGCTGCAACTAAACTATTTGGTCAACAGATCACACCACAATCCATTGTTGTTGGTAAACGGTACGCAGAAAGCGTAGAAGTTACTCTCGATGATGCAACAGGTTCAGTTACACTTACCTATGACGGTGAAGAAGTAACTACAGATATTTCTGGTGCTGCCGACGCAACGGCTGCTGTAGCCTTGATTAATACAGACTTCAACTCTGCTGGTATAAGTACTATTGCATTCACAGACAACATAGACGGTACTTTCACTATTGAACCTGCTGTTGCTGGTACTCAGTATAGCTTCACCACTTCTACACAGTTCACTTCAGTTTTTGTTTCAACAGAAACTTGGGTAGATGCCCTTGATAACGTAAGTGATAGTAACAATGAGTGGTACGCAATGGCTGCTGAAACTCACGTTCTTGCTGATGTTCTTGCACTAGCTGGAGCTATGGAAGCCCGTTCACAAATCTTTGGAACATCTTCTAGCTCTACTGATATTCTTGATAGCACAGAACTAGAAGACATTGCAACTCAACTGTTTGACCTGAGTTATCAAAGAACGTTTGTTCTATACTCAGCAACGGCTGATACAGAATATCCAGAAGCAGCTTGGATTGGTGGGCAACTACCAGAGCAACCGGGTTCAAACACTTGGAAGTTTAAGTCCCTTTCTGGCGCAACTGTAAGTAGGATTACTTCAACAGAAGCAAACGCTGCAAAAGCTAGTAATGCTAACACATACGAGCGTGTAGGAGGCGTTGCAGTGACGTCTGAAGGAACTATGGCAGGTGGTGAATATATTGACGTAATCATCTTTGTAGACTGGCTAGAAGCCCGTATGCGTGAAAGCATCTTCTTCCGTCTGGTTAATACTAAAAAGATCCCTTACACTCAAGCTGGTGTGACTATCATCGAGAATGAGATTAGAAGAGTTCTTGCAGAAGGTATTACAAACGGAGGTCTTGCACCTAATCCACAGCCTAAAGTCACAGTGCCGAACGTACTCGCACTTGATCCAAACCTGAGAGCTACCCGTACACTTGAAGGAATCTCCTTCGAAGGTCGTCTTGCAGGTGCCATCCACTTCACTACAGTTCGCGGTACTGTAACTGTGTAATAAGGAGTAACACACAATGGCTAGTAAATATACATCTACCTTTAGTCCACAAGACGTTACGGTAGTTATCTCTCAAGGAACCTTCTCACACATTGTGAGTGGTTTCTCTGAGGATAGCATTGTAACGGTAGAGAGAAACAGTGATACATACAGTCTGTACACTGGTGCTGATGATACAAACTCTCGTATCTATCAAGCCGATACATCTGCAATGATTATGTTGCCTCTACAACAAACTTCAAATAGTAACGACATTCTCTCCCAGCTATATCTTAATGATAAAGCAAACAGAGATTCGTCCGGCTTGTTTGCTATCACAGTAAAAGATAACTCAGGTCGAAGCCTGTTCTTTGCTGAAGAAGCCTTCATCGCAGTTGTACCTAATGCCTCTTTTGGTAATACGATGCAACTACGTGAGTGGGACATCCAAGCAGTTCGTCTTGACGCTACGTTTGGTGGTAACGCCAATTTCACACCTGAAGATGCCGAATCTTTCGAGCAACTTGGTGGTGTTGTTGAGGACAAATGGAGAGCGTAATAGCTCAAACATCCTAAAGGGAGGGGGGCAACTGCTTCCTTCCCTTTTTTATTGGAGAAATAAAAATGGCACTAAGAAGTTATTCACCAGCGGACGTAGTAGTACTTCTTGCAGGTTTTTACCGAGTGGATGGTTTTGTCGAAAGTTCTTTTATAACCATATCTAAAGACGTACAACCGTACAAGACAAAAAGAACATCTGATGGTCAAGTTGCAAGAACTTTTATTAAAGATGATACTTATACAATAACGTTGAATCTTGCATCAACAAGCCCAACAAACGATATTCTAAATGCTTTGGTTACCGGAGACTCTCTGACACAGTACGGTAAATTTCCTATCTTTGTGAAAGATCAGTTAGGTACAAGCCTATTGCTAGGCCCAACCTGCTGGGTTAAAGAAGTACCAGACCTGTCTTTCTCTGAGACTGTAACAACAAGAGCTTGGGTTATTCAGGCAACGCAGTGTATTACTAACTTTGGTGGTAATGAGGATGCAGCAACAGCACTCCAAGATCTGGCCAACATTACGTTAGGCGCTTTTGCCACACTATAACTAGGAGAGTAAAATGGCTTTCGAAGTAAACACATACAGCCCATCCGAGATTGGTCTTAAGATCTCGGGGTACAAGATCACAGGTTTTCAGAAGATTTCTATTTCAAGAAATTCTCCTGCCTTCTCGTTAATAAAAGGCATCCGGGGCAAAAATAGCAGACAGCGTAATAGAGATTCTTCCTGCACTGTTACTATAGACATCATCCAAACGTCCCTCGTAAATGATGTTTTAACACAAATACTTGAGGAAGATTTGAGAACAAATTCCGCAAGGCTCACATTAGACTTGACAGATGGGCTAGGTAGTAGTAAGATAGTAAGTAGAGAGTCATTTATTGAGGGCTATCCAGAGACAAATTATTCAGGTGACATTGTCTATCGTAGTTGGAATATAATCTGCTTGTCAACCGATCTTTTCCGGGTCGGTGGTAATGCCAAGTTGAGTGGAAGTTCATTCGCTACTGCTGTAGACAATTTCTAAATTAAAAATATGAGGAAATAAATTATGCGGGAACAAAAAGAAGTTACAGTAAACGGTAACAACTACCTCTTAAACCAATTCGGTGCTATTGAGGGGCTTAAATATCAAAAGGCTCTTGCCCAAGTAATCCTTCCAGCACTAGCTGAAATATCTAAAGCAGGTGTTGAAGACGAGGCAGGCGCTATCTCAATTGCGATGAGTAAACTTGCAGAGAACATTGACAAGGTCGATGAGCGTATGATTGAAGCTATGCTTACTCGTGGAGCTACAAAGAACAGCGTAGCAATTAACTTTGAGAACCAAGTTTCTGGC